CGGCAAAGATTGTCTGCGGAATAAAGTAATTTCCCCGGCAAGACCGGGACACGCGGGAGACCGCTAAAGGAGAGAGGGAATGAAAGACAACGCGCTTATTGAAAACGATCTTGTCACGTGCTTGATGGATAAGACAGACAGGCTATACAACGCTCTCGAGGCTCTTGTGTTTCTTCACGGCTGCGAACAAGAAGGGCTTGAATCTGGGATGCCAACACCGGAACAGTGGGAGCAAGCTGTGAACGCGGCACATAAGGCATTGAAAGAAGCAAGGAGTGAATCATGAGAAATCCGGTGCGTTGGGTGGTTTATATTTGTGGATTAGTTTTGGGAGACACAATCCTTTACGCAGTTATAGAGAGCTTCTGGCTAACAATGGTTGGCTATGTGGTCTTTATTCCTTTGTGGGTTGTTATGTCAGCTATAATATCTTCTGCATACAAAAAAGCGGTAAGGAGTGAATCATGAACGAAGAACTGACAAAAGAAGTACTGGAAGCCATGACGAAGTGCAACCTCGATTGCACTCTATGTGGTGCAAATGCGGTTTGTGCCAAATACGATTGGCAAGATACTATTCAAACACTCGCCACCTCACTGCTTGAGGAAAGAGCAAAGCCAAAGGTGTGGGATGGCGCGCCATATTGGGTAAACGCTGCGCGAGTTCGGTTTTTTGTAAACGACCGCAACGATGGACACAGCGAGGTGTTTTCAGAGACTTACACCCGCGAGCTACCGAAAACCCGCGCACGGCAGATAGCGGAGGAGGTCACGGCGCTTGTAAACAGGGCAATCGACGGCATCAGCGTCAAGGAAATTGAGGCCGTTCTCAACAAATACGCGGAAGAACTCAAGGGGGAAGCATGACTCTATTTGAACAGGCGGTAAAGACATACGGAGCAGAAAGCCAGGTGCGTAAAGCGGTCGAGGAACTGACAGAATTATCCGTTGCACTGCTTTACTCACTGGACGGACGCGGGGATACCGAGAATATCCTGGAAGAGATGGCAGACGTGGAAATTATGCTTGAACAGCTTCATGTCATATTCGGGTACGGAGATTATCGGCTGGTCAAAGAGTGCAGGCTAGCAGAGAGGCTGAAAGGATGAACATTCTATCCGTAACCATCCCGGACGAAATCACCTGCCCGATCTGCGAGACCAGGCATAATATGAGCGAATATATCACCGTCTACACAAAGACCCTGGACGGGCGTATACTCAAGAGCATGATCTGCCCTTGCTGTCATATATCGCGCGGGTATGTGGTGGAGAAGGTAGAATAGCGCTTGTCAACACGCGCGAACCATGATACTATCAATCATTCCTTCTTTCCTTGCCCCTTGCCGGAACAGGGAATATGCGGTACAATGGGAGTATGGGGGAAGCATGAAGAAAATCCAGATACTAGGCAAGGAATACAAAATTGAATACGTGGACAACAAAACACTAGGAGGCAACTGCGGGGACTGTAATACCGTTAAAGCCTATATCAGAATAAACAAAGACATTACAAAGCAACAGCAGGAAGATACTTTACTTCATGAAGTCATTCACATAATCAGCGATGAAGTAACGCTTGAGCTCACAGAGGGGCAGGTTGGACGACTTGCGACCATTCTTTATTCTATCGGGGTAAGGGTGCATGGCTAAAGCAGGAAGGAAACCAAAGAACGATCCCAATGACGTAGACGCAATCCAGAAAAAGATTGATGCGTACTTTCAATCCGCAATAGAAGGAGAGAGGCCGTATACCTTTTCGGGTCTTGCCCTTGCACTTGGGTACTTTTCGAGGACGCAGCTATGGGAAAACTCAAAACGTAACTCGCCTATTTCCGAACCCATAAAGAAAGCCATGATGAAAATAGAGGAAGCCTACGAGGAGCGCTTACACGGCAACACCCCGACTGGTGCTATCTTTGCGCTGAAGAACCGTGGATGGCAAGATAAGCAAGAGGTAGAACACAGCGGGACAATCACAGACAAGCTCACGAAGGAAGAACGAAAGGCGCGCATAGATGCCCTCAAAGCAAAACTTGACCGATGACGAAATCCTAGAGCTGGAAGAACTGCTCCGACTTGAGGAGATAGACGCGGCAAGGGTGTCTTTCTGGGATTTCTGCCGGGTGATATCACCAGACTTCTACAAACCAGACAGAGTCTATTTGAAAGAGCTGTGCGATACGGTACAGGGCATATACGAACGAACGATTAAGCGGCCAGACGGGAAGCCCTACGGCAAGGTACGAATAGAGCTACCACCACGGCACGGAAAGAGTCGGACAATGACGAACTTTTCCGCGTGGGTTCTTGGCGTAAACAATACTGAAAAAATAATAACCGCATCATATAACGATGATCTAGCACAGGACTTTTCGCGGCATACGCGGGATATCATCATGGAGGAGAAGAACCTTGCAGAGCAGACGGTGTATTCCGACATATTCACAGCAAAGGTAAAGCACGGGGACGCGAGCTACAAGAAGTGGGCGCTTGAGGGGCAGTTCTTCAACTACAAGGGGACTGGTATAGGCGGTTCAATAACCGGACGCGGCGGATCCATTTTGATAATTGACGATCCGGTTAAGGACGCGGAGACAGCATACAACGAGGCGGCTCTAGAAAAGATATGGTTATGGTATACCGGTACGTTTCTTTCCCGAGCCGAGGAAGGTGCCATACAGATTCTTTGCATGACCCCGTGGAGCAAGAAGGACATAGGCGCAAGGCTTGAGGAAGCAGAGCCAGGGGAATGGCTTGTTATATCTCTTCCTGCCTATGACGGTGAAGGGATGCTTTGCCCGGAGATTCTTTCATACGAATCATACGCAAGCAAGAAAAAGATAGGCGATGAAAACATCTTTTCCGCTAACTATGATATGCAACGCCTTGATGTCAAGGGAAGGTTATATTCTGGATTCCAAACCTACGCGGACATACCCGACGGTACGACCGCGAGCGTATGTTATACCGACACGGCAGACGAAGGGAAAGACTATCTTTGTAGCATAACAGCCAAAAAGAAGGGCTTGTATCTATATGTTACCGGCGTTCTTTACACGCAAGAAGCACAAGAGACTACCGAGCCAGCGACCGTACAGCTTTTACAGGACACGAAAACGCAGGAAGCGGTTATTGAATCAAACAACGGAGGGCGTGCTTTTGCGCGGAACATTCAGAGGATAGCGAACGAACGCGGATACCGGGCGTCTATCCGATGGTTCCACCAGAGCGCCAACAAGCAGGCTCGAATACTAACTAACGCCGCAGTTGTTCAGCAGTATGTATTGTTTCCCGAAGGATGGGCGGTCAAGTGGCCGGAGTTTTACAACGCTTTAATGACGTATCAGAAAGAGGGCAAAAACAAACATGACGACGCGCCGGATGCCCTTACAGGATTAGTAGAGAAGTTTGGAACAGGCATGAATAGGGCTGGCGCATCCTCTAACGTCCGGGCAGTTGCAAGAATCTAAAAAGTAGTGTATACTATTTCATACACAGGGGGTGGGTATGGACGCGCAAACAATCGAGAAGCTGATAAAAGAACATAAGCCTTTAACGACGCGGTACTTCGACCAGAAGGCGTACAAGATCGGAGAGAACGCGGCGATACAACAGCTGAACCCGAAGCCTGCCCCGGACAATAGAATCCCTGTCCCGTTTATCCGAAGGGCAACAAAGCTGATTAAGGGATACTTTGCGAAGGTAGGGAATATCACTTATACAGATTCTACCGGATGGTTCGAGGAGACTCTTGCGGATGTATTCGACAGTAACGATGAAGAGCTTGAAACCGCGTCAATGTTCGAGGATGCTATCTGTTACGGCAAAGCGTTTGAATTGCACTGGTACGATAAAGACGACGGGTTCCAATTCTGTGTTATACCTATTTCACAGTGCATTCCGATATATTCCGATGATCTGAAAAAGAAACTGATTGCGTTCATCTGGTACCGCGAGAACGGCGACGAAGAACTAGCGACCTATTACGATTCAAGCGAGTACCTGGAATACCGCAAAAAGAAGGACGGGAAGTTTGAGGCCGTCAAAGAATCAAGCGGGACGCACTTGTATAACCGCGTACCGGTGCTTGAGGCGAACATAGACCGCGACGGCAGGAATGTTTTTGACCACTGCCTA